GTTCTAAGTTGACCGTCACCCTGACTCACGCGGTTGTTTTCGGATTGGTCTACACTCTTTTGCGACGCACTTTCCCTCAATACTATTAATCGTTTAGAGTAAGAATTATTACATATAATATACGATGGAATCATTGGATACTATATTTGATAAATATGATACCGATAAAGGTACTAATTTCCATAACTACAATAGACAATATGAATCACTGCTAAATAAATACAGAGAAAAACCAATCAAATATTTAGAGATTGGTGTTGCATCTGGAGGTAGTATAAATGCAATGCGAGAAGTGTTTAAAAATGCTCAAACCATTGTAGGATTGGATATTAATGAAACTTGTATCGTTTTTAACGATCCTTCAAAGAATGTATTTGTAGAAATAGGAAATGCAACAGATAGTAATTTTATAAACTATATTATTCAAAAATATGGTACATTTGATGTTATTTTAGATGATGGTTCACACGTAAATCGTGATGTAATTAAGACGTTTGAATTACTGTTTCCATTACTAAATGATAATGGATTATACATTGTAGAAGATACCTCCTGTTTTAAAGAACCTTATTTTTTAGATGCAAATTATGATAATCATTTGAATTATTTTTTCAAATACACTCCGTTTTTAAATCAATGGCGATACGATTCAACCGAAGGTGTTAGAGACTTTGCATCTGATCCTTTTAAAATTTTGAAAAAGACTGATAACGTATTCGAATACTCAATCGACAAGATAGAATATGGGTGTGGTTATATCGGTATTCATAAAAAGGTACGCAATCACTGGATAAAATAACTAAAACGGACTTAAGTACGAATAGATAAGAGTATGTATGGACACATATTTCCCTTACAACCCACGCAATCGTTGGTTTCAAGCGAATGATATCAACCGTATTCTGCGAAAACATGGATTGCCACACTATTCCGTTGGTAATCAAAAAGTATTTCAAACGGCTATGGTTCATACTACCTATGTGAGACGAGCAGAATATACAACTCCCGATGGACGTCCTGCGCAATTAGCGCCGTGTCCTTCTGGTGTAATGCCTTTACAAGATGAATCCTATGAATGTTTAGAATTTGAAGGAGATTCTGTGCTCGGTGTATGTGTAGCAACTTATCTCCGCAAGAAATATCCGACCAAAAAACAGGGATTTCTTACAGATGCTCGCAAAGAATTGGTGAACAATGACAGAATAGGACAATTATCACAAATAATAGGACTGGATAAGTTCTATGTTATTTCAAGACACAATGACGAATCTGCTACGATTAGTGGGCGTTCCAACATCAAGAAATTGGGTGATATCTTTGAAGCATTTATAGGAGCACTCTGGACGGATTGTGGAAATAGATTTCATATCGTCTATGCATTTGTTATCAGCGTGATGGAAGCCTATCTTGATATTGAAGAAATTGTAAATACGGTAACCAACTACAAAGATGTATTTCAGAAATTCTGTCAAAAAACACTGAAATGCACTCCTGTATATGAGTTGATTTATAACGATACGAAAAATAATGAAATCAAAGTTGCTGTATGTGATGACAAAGGAACTGTATTAGCAACAGGGATTGCTTCTACACGAAAGAAAGCAGAGCAGTTGGCTTGTAAATGTGTTCTTACCAAGATGGATCCTACTTTCTCCGACGAGTAAGTCTCTTCTGAGTGGATAGCTTAGCCTTTCGCTTACAAGTGAATTTTTTCAATGTTCTTCCAGCAGGAATAACAGACCGAACACAAATCGCAATCGCACTGGATTCATCTTTTCCTGTTTCCCGAACGTGTTTTATACATCGGCATAGTTTGTTCGCAGGACGTGTTCCTTTTGCACCTCCGGATACCTTGATGGCCTTATTTATTATTTCATCTATCTCTGCAGTGGTATTCTTTTTCACTTCTGGACTTTCTTCGTAGCTTTTTGCTATATCATATGCTTTTGGAGGACCGAGTGTACCTGGATTGTAATCATCTATACGATTGCCCAACACTTCTTTTTCAGACCTGTTTATTTCCTTTATAAGCTGTTCTGTAGTAAAATCATTGATTAGCATATTCAAGATGTTGTCGGTAATGTTATCAAATACATCATCGGTTATAAGTTTGTATTGATGCATTCCGGTAATAATAGAAAGAATATCAAAGACTCTTGAAAGGTCTTCTACTGCTTGATTAACACCAATTTTTACCCCTGCACTATACCCTATTACAACACCTGTTTTCCATTGAACATAATTAAGAGCATACTTAAATTTATCATTGGTTCTATTTTTGATGAAATCACGAAACCTTTCCTTAAACTTTTCACGGGATTCAGCAATACCAAAATCGTGAATAACTAGTTTATCACCTTTCCAAGCAATGTTACCAAAATGCAAATCCATATGAACGAATCTGCCTTCAATTCTTGCCAACACCCTCATCAATTCATACAATTCAGGAACCACAACATTTTTTGGTCTACTTATTTGACCCTTTGAAAACACATCCTCCTCCTGTTTTGGTGTGATGATGTTGGTAAGATGAGTTATTTTTTCAGGCTTGCTTATATTGAAATCATCTATACTACATTTCTTACCTTTGTTACTGGATACGTCACTTTCCTTGACTTCAAAATTGCTACAAGATTTCTCAAAAAAATTGAAGCGATTTCTTATTTTACCTGGATACTCTGCTTCTACCTCATCGACAAACCCCTTTACCATTTTTTGGGCTTCTAAATCCTCATCCCCCTGGACAACACGAGATACATACTTGCTGGGGTCATCAATGGTTGTGCCATCCAGACACTCTAATGGTGGGTCATATACACAAGTGTTGGCACCACTTGCTAAAAAGGCACCTCCTTTTCTCATTGTTTAACCTGCCGAAGAATATTCGTATCACATTATAAATAGAAACATGGGAGGAGGATTACTTCAATTAGTCGCCTATGGCGCACAAGATGCTTATATTAGTGGAAATCCGCACATTACTTTTTGGAAAGTCCTTTTCAAGAGACACACCAACTTCGCTATGGAGGCCTTCCGTGTCAACTTCACTGGCGCACCCCACTATGGACAACGATTGGTCGCCACCGTCAATCGTAATGCGGACTTGATTTTCAAGACATATGTCCAAGTCACTCTGCCAGACACCACTTCTGTATCACCAACTGTTTACTGGACTGGTGATGACCAGAGACGTATTGGGTATGGTCTTTTGAAAAAGATTGAGTTGGAGATTGGAGGTCAAATCATTGATACTCATTACGGTGAATGGCTCTTCCTTTGGGAGAACTTAGCCTCTAGCTATGATGAATCAGTCAAACTTGATTCCATGCTTGGAGGAAGCATTGGTGGTAATTTTACCACTTCCACTTCCTGCGGAGGTCGTCCAGGTGTCTTGTACATTCCTCTTCAATTCTGGTTCTGTCGCAACCCTGGTCTTGCCTTGCCATTGATTGCTCTTCAGTATCACGAGGTCCGCTTCAATATCTACCTTGGTAATGCAACTGATTTGGTCAGCACATCCACTGGATATTCTACTATCGGTGCAGCCGCCGCAGCCCTTCCTCAAATTCGAGATATGTCGCTCTACATTGACTACATCTATTTGGATGTGGATGAACGACGACGATTTGCTCAGGATTCTCACGAATACTTGATTGAACAGCTCCAATATGGTATGCCACAGACCATCACCTCTGCAAATGCTCGATTGGATTTGACTCTCAACCACCCTGTTAAGGAATTGGTCTGGGTATTCCAAGATGCTCGTAAGACTGATTGCAGTTCTACTTTGGCAAACAATGTTGGATACACTCAACCATTCACCTACGATGACATTGTTGACAAATGCAGACTTCAGATTAACGGACAAGACCGATTTGATGAGCGTTATGGAGACTATTTCTGGAAGGTCCAGCCATACCAACACCATACTGGAGGTGCTTTCTGGCCAACTCGTAATTCCACTGTACAGACTTATAACGGTGGCAATCTCTCTATTACCAACTGTAGCATCAACGGTTCTACTCTTACAATCAGTGCAGGAGCGATCACTGCAAATGGCGTTATCAGCCCAACATATATCACTGAAAATATGATGGTAACTGGTAGTGTAACTATTTCCACTGGTCAATTTGCAGGTACTTACAACATTCCACAAGGAACTTATATTGTAGATTACGGAACTGGTGCAGGTGGTGCAAATGGAACCTACGAACTCAGTCAAACAGTTACTCCTGCTGCTTCGAGCAGTGCAACCTTGGTATTCTTCCCACCAAATGTTCAACAAAACGGTGCAGGACAATACAATCCTATCAACGTGTATTCCTTTGCTCTCAAGCCTGAAGAACATCAACCATCTGGAACTTGTAACTTTTCTCGTATTGACACTGCTACTTTGGTCTTTGATAGCATCACTTCTACTGGAGCCGGTACTTTCCCATCCAAAGCATACCCATACACTTTCCGTATCTATGCAGTCAACTACAACGTCTTCCGCGTAATGTCTGGTATGGGTGGATTAGCTTACAGTAACTAAATGATTAGTCAACTGGAAGCAAATTTAATCGCTGCAGGAGTAGGTGTAGGATTATTAGTCACCTGTTGTTGCTGTTTATTTATCATACCTATCATACGATACGTCTGTATTAGGTAAACATTTCCCAATTCCCTGGGTCTGTTGCATCATTACCGGTGCTGGAGCCCCTGGACTAGGACAGGTTTTGTGGTCGTGTCCTAATATATGCCCCATTTCGTGTGAGACTACATACTGTCGATATCGTTCAAGAGGTAATTTGCTTTTATGCGCACCGTGTTTCCAACGAAATTCATTCAAATACATATGCTTACCACCCAATTCCGCACAGGAAAGTGTACCATCATTACACCCGTTTGTTCGCAATGTACTCTGCGATGAGAGATGGATGATGATATCGCCATCTGGTTTGTATATAAATTTGTATCCCTTGCTCTCCCAACCGTTTGGGTCAGCAAGATATATCTGTAATAGGTCTTTGAATTTGTTGAGTGGATATTTTACATCATCATCTATCACTACTTGGTAGTAGATGGTCTTCATTATTATACTTTCAAGAGGAAATAGGTAATTGTAAACCCAAGCAAGAATTCTAATATATCGATACAGAGATTGATGTCATGACGGTCAAGGATTTGATAAAGAATAAAAATGGAAACTAGAAGTGGAAATTTAACAGCAAACATACCGAATACAAAATGCCAAAATGAGTTCATACCATCTGTAAAAATATTGCGTGGAATATTAGATGTTGGAAACGTTCTTAGCTTGGACCTACTTATGGCCATTTTCCGCAGCAGTTCTCGCCATTCTGTTTCTAGGACTTCTGACCATAAATCTGTTGTTGTCTCTGTGTGTATTTGCTCTATATCTTCTTCTTCCAACAACTCTGATTGATGATTTCCTTCATTGGTGTGTGAATACAATTCGGAAGAAGTTTGATGACTACTTTGTTCGAGTTGAAGAACAT